GTGGCTGCTGGGCATGGACTTGCTACTGGCGCTCGAGTGTTTTTAGATTACACCTCTGGCAATGGCACAGATAACATTTACACAATCACCGTGACAGGCCCGACTACATTTACGGCAACTGTACCGTCTTCATCAGGAACTGGTAATGTTTCGGTTTACGCACAAGCGCTGATGGAAATTGATATCACAAACAGCGTGCCTGTATGTGTGACCATACCCGGTGAAGGCATTCTAGCTACTGATGGCATCTACGTTGGTGTCCCCGCTAACATTGCCGCTACGGTGTTTTATGGCTAAGTCACCAGCATGGACACGCAAGGAAGGCAAGAACCCCAATGGCGGCTTGAACGCCAAAGGACGGGCCTCCGCGAAAGCGCAAGGCATGAATTTGAAACGTCCCCAGCCGGAAGGCGGCAGCAGGCGCGACTCCTTTTGTGCAAGGATGAGTGGCATGAAGAAAAAATTGACAAGCGCAAAAACGGCAAACGATCCGAATTCGCGCATCAATAAATCTTTACGGGCTTGGAACTGCTGATATGACCGATGATATTCAAACTGCCAGAGAGTTAGCTACTCACGCAGCGGACATTGCTCATCTGCAAGATGACATGGATAAGCTCGTGGCTAGTGTTGCAGCAATCCAAAAAACTCTTGGCGATATTGATAAAACTCTTTCTGAAGCCAAAGGCGGATGGAAGATGTTAATGTTATTGGGTGGCGCAGGTGGAGTTCTTGGGGCGGCTTTGACCCAAGTAATTCATTCTTTACCATGGGGTAGATGATGCCAAGCACAAGTAAGAAACAACACAATTTCATGGCTGCGATAGCTAACTCGCCAGCGTTTGCCAAGAAAGTAGGAGTCCCGCAGTCTGTGGGTAAAGATTTTACAACTGCGGACAAGGGCCGCAAATTTTCAAAAGGTGGTGATACTATGGCTACGAAAATGATGGGTATGAAAAAAGGCGGCATGAAAAAGATGGCCGCTGGCGGTATGGCTGCTTCGTCTATGGGTAAAGTTCGTACAGCGGCTCCTAGCCGTGACGGCCTTGCTGAAAAAGGCAAGACCCGTGGTATGCAAGTAAAGATGGCTGGTTCCGGTGTGCCTAACGGCATTGGTTCCAAAGTCATGAAAAAAGGCGGAATGGCTAAAGCCAAGTGCTAATTTAAGGAGGCTACTATGCCCATGACACCCGAAGCAGCGAAGATGTATAAGCCTCGCCGTACCCCCGGTTCTTTGGATGATGTAATTTATCCTGAGACACGGGCCAAAATGCAAGCCGCAAAGCAAGAAGCTGCGGATCAAAAAATGGATACTGCCAATGAGGCTGCTTATAACAAAGCCGCCGGTATGAAAAAAGGCGGTATGGCTAAGTTTGAAAAGTCCGGTAAGGACGTAGAACCTAAAGGTATGAAAGAAGGTTCTAAAAAAGAGGAAGCCTATGATCGTGCCCAAATGATGGGTATGAAAAAAGGTGGCTCTGCTTCCTCACGTGCTGATGGTATTGCTCAACGAGGTAAGACTCGTGGCACTATCGTGATGTGCGGTGGTGGTATGTACAAAGGAAAATAATCATGATGGCATCCCGTGGTATGGGGGATATTGCCCCTTCTAAAATGCCCGGCGCTAAGAAAATGGCGCGACGGGATGACACTGATTTCACCCAGTACAAAGAGGGCGGTAAGGTAAACGCTGCTGGCAATTACACCAAACCCAGCCTTCGCAAGAGGATTGTGGCGCAGGTAAAAGCCGCAGCAACGCAGGGCACTGGCGCAGGTCAGTGGTCAGCGCGTAAAGCGCAGCTTGTAGCCAAGAAGTACAAGGCTGCTGGCGGGGGTTACAGAGATTGAAAGCGCCACAGCAATCGCTCAAAGATTGGACAGCGCAAAAATGGCGCACCAAATCTGGCAAGCCGTCTAGCAAGACGGGGGAGCGGTATTTGCCTGAAGCGGCTATTAAGTCTTTGTCTCCCGCAGAGTATGCAGCTACAACCCGCGCAAAACGTGCGGGCAAAGCAGCAGGTAAACAGTTTGTGGCCCAGCCCAAGGGCATAGCAAAGAAAACAGCGGGGTTCAGATAATGGCTGAAAAATGGATTCAGAAGGCTATCAAAAAGCCCGGAGCATTGCGCTCTGCGTTGGGCGTAAAGGGTGATAAACCTATCCCCGCAAAAACCCTTGCAAAGGCTGCTAAAGCCCCCGGTAAAATGGGTCAACGTGCTCGTTTAGCACAAACGCTCAAAAAGCTAGGTAAATAATTATGGCTAAGACCACGGGCACCTCAGTTTTTAACCTCGACATGAACGACCTCATTGAAGAGGCGTTTGAGCGTTGCGGTCAAGAACTTCGCACGGGTTACAACTTCCGCACTGCACGGCGGTCGTTGAACCTGTTGACGATTGAGTGGGCCAACCGTGGTTTGAACTTCTGGACTGTTGAGCAGGGCCAGATTCCTATGGTTACGGGTCAGGCTATGTACCCCATGCCTACGGACACGATCAATCTTTTAGACACTGTTATTCGTCAGAGCAACGGTACATCTAACCAGATTGACATCAACATCAGCAGTATTTCAGAATCGACCTACATGAGTCTGCCAAACAAGTTGGCACAAGGTCGCCCAATTCAGGTCTGGTATAACCGTCAATCAGGGCAAGAAAACCTTACGGATGTTGTACTGGCAGCGAACATTAACAGCACAGCCACCACAATTACGGTGTCTGATGTGGCTAACTTAACTACATCTGGGTTTGTACGTATAGGATCTGAAACAATCAGTTACCCCAACGTAGACCCCGTAAACAATCAGTTGATTAACTGCGCTCGTGGGCAGAACGGCACAACTGCCACAGCGCATACTGCTGGGCCTACTGCTTTCTTGACGGTGCAAAACTTGCCCGCTATTAACGTTTGGCCTACGCCTAACGCCCCCGGTAATCAGTATATGTTTGTGTATTACCGCATGCGCCGCATTCAAGACGCTGGTACAGGTACATCAATTCAGGATATTCCATTCCGTTTTATCCCTTGCATGGTGGCAGGGTTGGCTTATCTGTTGAGCATGAAGCTACCAGACGTTGACCCAAATCGAGTGATGGCGCTTAAGGCAGACTACGAACAACAGTGGGATTTAGCTTCTGCGGAAGACCGCGATACATCTCCGTTGCGGTTTGTGCCAAGGAACTTGTTCTATGCCTAATCGGTTTGCCTCTGGTAAATTTGCGATTGCTGAATGCGACCGTTGTGCGCAGAGGTACATGCTCAAGGAACTTAAAATTCAAGTGGTTAAAACCAAACCATATAAAGTTAAAGTTTGTAAGGCATGTTGGGATCCAGATCAACCTCAGTTGCAACTAGGTATGTATCCAGTTAATGATCCTCAAGCTGTGCGGGAGCCACGTCCTGATGTGAGCTACCGAGTTTCAGGCCAGAGTGGGTTACAGATTTTGCTGACGGATAGCACCACGCAAGATGGGTTTGGTTACCCAGAAGCAGGTAGTCGGGTCTTTGAGTGGGGTTGGAACCCCGTTGGCGGGGCAAGTGGGTTCGATACACTTTTAACACCAAATAGCTTGGTTTTAGCAGTAGAACTTGGTACAGTTACGGTTACAACGACATAGGAGTTTAATATGGCTAAAGAAGACATGAAGTCAGACATGGCGCAGGACAAGGCGATGATTAAAAAAGCCTTTAAACAGCACGATGCCCAAGAACACAAAGGCGGAAAAGGCACGTCTTTGAAGCTGGCAAAAGGCGGAAAAACCAATGCCCAAATGAAGGCATTAGGTCGTGGCTTGGCTAAAGTGGCTAACCAAAAGAAGTCTTCGTTTACATATAAGCGTGGAGGCTAATATGGCTAAATTCAGTCAAAAACAAGGCGGCAAAGAAGTCGGTAATGCCGAAGTCTATGCAGAGCCGCACACTGGCGCTAGTGCTGGTGTAGACATCAAGAATAGTGGATATGATGGCGGTAACCGCTTGACCGCTGGCGATGTCAACATGTCTGTTGGCAACATTCAACGCTACCCTTATGCTGAGCCAAAAACTTCTGGCATTAAGATTCGCGGTACTGGCGCGGCTACTAAAGGCGTGATGGCCCGAGGCCCAATGGCTTGATATGAACTACGCACAACTGTTCGCCACCATTGAGTCGTATACGGAAAATAATTTTCCGGATGTTACCCTTTCCGATGGGTCAACAGATACGACTAAAGAACAGATTGATCGGTTCATTCAGCAAGCTGAACAGCGCATCTATAACTCGGTGCAGTTCCCATCACTCCGCAAGAACATGGTGGGTAACGTTCAAAGCAGTAACAAGTACCTCAAAGCGCCAGATGACTTTCTTGCTGTCTACTCGATGGCGGTCATCACAGACTATGGGACAACCGATGAGGTTTACGAATTTTTGTTAAACAAAGATGTGAACTATATTCGGCAAGCGTACCCTGCGCCTTCGGATACTGGACTGCCAAGACACTATGCGTTGTTTGGCCCTGCAATTGTAGGTAGCGCGATCACTAATGAGTTGACGTTCATCCTTGGCCCAACGCCTGATGCTGCTTACACCATTGAGCTGCACTTCTACTATTACCCTGAGTCCATAGTGACTGCGGGTACCTCATGGCTTGGTGATAACTTTGACACAGTGCTTCTATACGGATCACTGGTAGAAGCCTACACGTACATGAAGGGTGAAACAGATATGATGGCTTTGTACGATGGTAAGTACAAAGAAGCGCTTGCTCTGGCTAAACGTCTGGGTGATGGTATGGAACGTCAGGATGCATACCGCTCTGGACAATATAGACAGGCGGTGACCTAATGGCTTTTACTGGAAATTATTCCTGCAATACGTTGCGGTCTGGCCTTATAAATGGGACGTTGAATTTTTCAACAAATATTTTTTATTTGGCACTGTACACAAACGCCGCAGCCTTAGACCAAACTACTACGGCCTATACCTCTGAGGGTGAAACTTCTGGGGGTAACTACACTGCGGGTGGGCAGCAAGTGACTGCCACGGTAAATACTGCACTTAGTTCAAACGGAAGCACTATCTATATTAACTTTTCCAGCCCAAGTTGGAACGGCGCAATTACTGCCCGTGGAGCTTTAATTTATAAAGCTGGTGCAAATGGTGCTGTTTGTGTTTTGGATTTCGGAAACAATGTGACATCCACCAATACATTTACCGTTACGATGCCTGCTGATACAAGCTCGGCTGCGTTGATTAGACTTGTTTAAAGGAGAAAATATGGCACTTGTAGAAACTACCAAAGGCATGATGGATGATTCTCAGCTTGAAAAGCGAGAGGGTTCCTTGGATAATGACATTGAATACACAACTTGGGTTGAATATTGGCATGAGGGCGAACTTGTTCACCGCTCTGTTCATGTTAGCCTGAAAACTTCACCCGCGCTGTTTGCTGAAGCAGCATCTTTTGCATAAGGAAATATCATGGCTAATACCCAATCAATGACCACATCGTTCATGGGCGATCTGCTGGTCGGTGCTCAACAGCTTGGAACAGTTACTTTGGTTTCTCGCGGTAGCTTGACTGCTCCAACTACCGATACAGTTAAGGCTGCTTTGTATTTGGCATCTGCAACCATCAACGCTGGTACGACTGCGTACACTGCTACTGGTGAAGTGACAGGCACAGGCTATACAGCCGGTGGCGTAACGGTAACTAACGCTACTGCTCCAACATCAACAAATTCGTCTTCTACAGCGGGTGTTGCATACTGGACTCCTTCAGCCAGCATTACTTACACATCAGTTACGCTGGCTACAGCTTTTGACTGTGTGTTGCTGTACAACTCAACACAGAGCAACAAGTCAATCAGTGTTCACACATTTGGCTCACAGACTGTGACTGCTGGCACGTTCACCTTGACGATGCCTTCAAATACGACAAGCACCGCGCTAATCCGTTTGGCTACAACCTAATAGGGATGGCGGGGTAACCCGCCGTTTAATCCATGTTTGGTACAGCCCCGTTTGCAGGAGCACCATTTGCCTCACTGGAAGGGCAAAATGTAGTTGTCGCCCTTACTGGCGTATCCTCTACGGGGTCGGTAGACACTGCCACAGCTAGTCTACAGATTGACACTTCTGGTGTATCTGCGGCTGGTAATGTTGGCACAGTCACAAATGGTGGCGTCACTGTTACGCTGTCTGGCGTTGCTGCCTCTGGCAATCTTGGAACTGCAACGCCCACTACCACAGTAGCAATTACTGGCGTTTCAGCCGCCGGTCTACTCGGAACGATGACGGCCATTGTTAGCCAAAGCGCTAACGTGACGGGTGTTCAAGCCAATGGTAGTGTTGGTACTGTATCTAATGGCGGTATTACTGTTGCGCTTTCTGGCGTATCAGCAAGCGGCAATGCAGGGACTGTTGTTGCCACAACGTCTGAAGGCGGGTCTGGGGTTGTTGCGTCTGGTGCTGTTGGTTCCGTAGGCGCTAATCTTTCGATTGCCTTGACTGGTGTTGCAGGTGCCGGTAATGTGGGTACGGTAGCGGTTGGTGCTAGATCTTTTGCTCTGACGGGCGTTTCAGCCGCAGGTAGCGTTGGCACTGTAACTCCAGTTGATACTGAGGTCGAGTCTGGAGTATTTGCTCTAGGCTCTGTGGGCACGGTTGGCGTTAGCAAATCTGTAGCTTTAACGGGCGTATCGGCTACGGGTGCTGTCGGTAATGTTGTATTTACACAAGGCGCAGATTTAACGGGAGATTCTGCGTCTGGTAATGTTGGAACAGTTAAATCAGTTGTCACTGTCGCTTTGACTGGTGTTGGGGCTACTGGCAACGTAGGAACGGTGGTATATACAAGAGTGGCGGCTCTTACTGGGGTTTTCGTTACAGGCCAAGTTGGTTCAGTTTCTATTGGTGAGCGTTTAATAGCAGTCACTGGCAACCAAGCAATGGGCGCTGTTGGCAATCTTGGTGTATTTTATTGGTCATTGATTGATGACAGTGAGAGCGCAAACTGGCAAAATATCAACAACACAGAATCTGCAGGCTGGACGTTAATTGATGACGAACAAACGCCCGGATGGGTCGTTGTTGACACAACCTGATAAGGATAAATTATGGCTCTTGTTTTAGCTAATCGCGTAAAAGAAACTACTACGACTGCGGGTACGGGAACTATTACGCTTTTGGGCGCATCCACAGGCTATCAATCATTTGCCGTCATTGGTAATGGCAACACAACGTATTACACAATTGCTGGCCAGACCACATCAGAGTGGGAAGTTGGTATTGGTACTTACACATCTTCTGGTACGACTTTGGCCCGTACAACCGTTTTGGCAAACAGTGCAGGAACGCAGCCAACAGCTTTGACATTTTCCGCTGGTACAAAAGATGTATTTGTAACTTACCCTGCTAGTAAATCAGTTAATTTAGACGCATCTAACAATGTCAGCGCACTGGGTACAGTTGCATCTGGTACTTGGAACGGCACTGCGATTGGTGTTGGTTATGGCGGTACGGGATTAACTTCTGGGACATCTGGCGGAGTCCCATACTATTCGGCTACCAGCACGATTGCTTCCTCTGCGGCATTAGCGGCTAATGCTTTGGTTGTCGGTGGTGG